GTCGCGAATATACCCGCATCGCCCGTCGCGGAAAGGACCCGTGAAAAATCAATCATCGCCGGGCTTCCCTCTTTGCTGCTAACAAGTTGTTATTAAATGATCTTTTCGCTTGACGTTCGGCCAGCTGATAAAAATGAAAGCGCTTTTCGTAGCTGGCCCGCTTTTCATAAGCAACCATCAAGTGCAATTTCTTTCGGCCTTTGGGCCCTAATCGCTTGTATATACCGGGCTGGGTTCTGCCGTGGGGAATGCCAGAAAAAACTTTTGGGTTTTGCATGAGCTTGGAAACCGTGCTCCGGGGCATGTTGCCGTACTTGTTGAGCCTTTGCCCGACTGGCACCAGCAATGCTTTTTTGTGCGGGCGGCGGGTTCCCCCTTTGACCTGGTAGCGTAAGTATCTTGCTTGCAGCGGGGCCACTCGAACATAAGCAACAAGGTGATTCTTTCTGGCTTTCTGTACTCGTATAGCCTTTTTGGTAAAGGGGGTAGGGCGGTCCAGGTGTTTGTCCAGACCCGGGTCGAGTTCTTTCTTCTTCATGTCCCATGCGGTCCTGGTCAATGCCATTGCACCTGCAAAAGGCATCTGTTTTTTAGCAAGCCCATTCATTGATTTCTTAAAGCTGTTCGGTGCTGTCTGTTTTATCGTCAACATGTCATCTTCTTACCCTTTGTTAAGTGTACTCATCCAGTATGGCGGTTTGAGCCCCTTTGTATTTTAAAAGCAAAAATATCAGCCGTTCCACCGGCCCAGGGATCGGAGTTAATCCAGATTCGTAATCACGTATATTGCTAGGGCTGGTGCCGATTATTTCGCCTAGTTTAGCGCGGGATGAGAGGCCGAGGGTAGTCTCCCTGGCCGCCCTTAGATCTTGGCCAGTCATTAATGTTTTTTAATTAAGTCAGAGATAATCTTATCGGCATCTATTTCTATTTTTATCGCCGGGTGGGGGATCACAGACCCTTTCAGGTCACGGACTACTATCCCCTCCTCTTCAATTCGCCTGTGGGCCTCCTCGGCCCTGTCCATTTGTATAGCCAACATCTCCACAACAATATCGCTAGTTGATGAATACAAACTTGCCCTTGCTTTCTTAAAGTTTTTTGTCGAGCTCATGGCTATACGATGCCTCCTTTAAATTTGATGAATCAATATGTTTACCAGATACCAGCTTAAACAGCGGACTTTCTTCTATTTGGTTCAGTTCCGGCGGGTTAGATATTTGCTCCCCAGGCTCAACCTCTTCAAATATTCCAGTCACAATCTCTTCAAAAAAGTCGGCGAACTCGCTATTTTCAGAAACCTCTATATTTTCAAGTCTAGGGTTACCGTTGAGATTCATCGACGTCCTTACAACAATGTCGAATTTTTCGTTCCTGATCGTCATAAATTTAGCATGGGTGTTAATAGCCCGAATACTTTCCTCGCCGAACAGACATATCATATGTTCGTAATATTTAGGCTGGCGGGTTTTAAATGATCTATCTACAATCATCCTTAATGATAAGATGTTTACAGCCTCCATTAGTTCGGCGGATCGAGACAGGTCAGCATGAGCCGCCGTCCATGTGCTTACCGAAACATGGGCTGGCCCTGTTTGGTCGAGTATCGCCACCAAGGCGTCAATCAAGGAAAACTGTCCGTAGGTAAGAATAAAGGTGTCGGATTCTTTTTCTATAATACCGATTGCTTGTGAGGCTGTTCCTCTTTTACAAGCTCGGACCTTTTTCTTGGCATTAGTTTTTTTGTATGATTTAGGTTCCATTAGTTTTTCACCAATTTTTCGCCATAATAATTATCATACTCGTTTCCGTCGGTATCAATAATGACATGAGAAAAATCCTTTTGTCTTTGGCTGGCGGTCATAGCGGCCCCTTCCGTTTTGGTTTGTTGTTTTGCTCAACTGTTGACTAATTATAGCACGGTACGGATACCGTATCAATACCAAATATAATTATTATGCAAAAGAGACAAACCTTTTTTCATGGTATTTCCTTAAGACCTTGGGCTTCGATAGCCGTAAGCTTGAAGAAGTGCCGCCAATTCTTTAATTTGAATTTTTCCATACTCCCCGAATGGTAATATCTCTGCCAGGTCTTCAACATTTTCTGTAGTTTAGAATTTTTAATTTTTTTCTCCTCAGTTAAGTTTTTCGATGAAGCCAGCAACAAGATAGAATGCGGGCACGATGACCATCACGACAAAACCGCTCCAGATTAGATTGCGCATGTTGTACTCCTCAGATATTTGCTAGATTTTTTCTGCCATGTCATTTTGCTCCCTCTCCTCTTCTTTTACACGAAACTCCCGTTGAAAAAATCAAGATTGGCTTCATGAAGATTGGATCCGAGAACAATGGCTCCGCGAAAATTGGATCCATAGAGATTGGTTTCATAAAAATTGGTTTTATAAAATTTGGATCTATGAAAATCGACTCCGCGAAGATTGGATTCGCGAAAATCGGCTTTATAAAAATTGGCTCTACGAATATCGCATCCGCGAAGATCGGTTTCACAAAATTTGGCTTTATAACAATCGGTTTCACAAAAATTGGCTTCACGAAGATCGGACCCATAAAAATCGCATCTGCGAAGATCGCATCCGCGAAAATTAGCTCCACGAAGTTCGGATTCATAAAAACTGGCTTCACGAAGATCGGACCCATAAAAATCGCATCCGGAAAGATCGCATCCGCAAAAACTGGCTTCACGAAGATCGAATCCACAAAAATCGACTTCACGAAGATCGGCTCCGCAAAAATTGGCTTGTTCTCCCTGCTTTTTATCCGAATCTATCCAAATTTTATGAGCTTTCAACATTTTTTGTAGTTTAGAATTTTCCATTTGGGTCTCCTTTTTTTTGGGTTAATTCCCTTTGTTTATGATTATAATATACAGCATTATCAAAGGAGTGTCAATAGAAAAACATATACATTTTTATCTTTCACCGTTTTTTTGTAGTTTAGAATTTTCCATTTATTCATCCTCTTCTTTTACGTGAAATTCCATTTCAATAATTGCACCGTTGTCTAGTTGCCGTATAGTATCTTGGTCTAAACCTTGCATATTATCTTCATGAATAATTGCAGCTACCTCCGTATGAATGCGACTTTTCGGGTTAATTCGCCACTCTTGAATTAATAGCAACATTTGAGAGTCATCTTTACATCGTTTTATGTAGTATCCGCTTTTCATTTTACTATCCTCGCTTTAGGTTTTGATTTAAATCTGCTTCTCTTTTTAATCTGTATTTTTCGTAACACCGAAAGTGCACTTTTCTTGTGTAGCCGGAAGGCTGCCTGAGATCGTGTCCGTCGTTATTATGTAATTTTCTGCCACATAAATAACAATACATAATTTCTGCCTCCTATCAGTGTCATTTAGGTTGGGTGGACTACCTTGGTGGCTTCCACCCATATTTGTCAATTAAAGCATCTTCAATTTCCGTGGATCTACTTCCTGGTAAATTATCCAATTTATCAATAATCCAGTTGGGCAACTGCAATCCGATTTGACGTTTCTTTAACCAATCTGGCTTTTTAGGTGCACCGGCACCTGGCATTGCTCCACCTCTAACACTGCGGATCACACCAGCGTTACCTACAACACGCTTGCCATTAGCCAGCTCGATCAAACACCCACGCTTTCCGAGGCTTGTGTATTCGCCTAAAGATTTTGCCCCTTTGGGGAGCGGCATTGCTCCCCAATAAATGTTTTTTGCTTTTTCTGGTGTCATTATTTAACCCTCACTGTATCATCGGACAACATCTTAACTATTTGAGAACCCGCTACAATTGAAGGGAAATTTTCAAACTTAACTCCAACTGATCCGTCAATAACTACATGACCAATAACCATCATGTCCCTATTTCCATCAGTTAATGTCTCGCCAATTTCAGGAATCTCGTTGTCCATGATGCCCGTGTTGAGATTAACTTCGATGTCCTTATTATAGCGAGCTATAATGATGTCATGCAGTCCGTTTTTATTTTCTGCTTTGATGATGTCGATTATTGCTTTCATGTTGATCTCCTTTTTTTTTTGGGTTAATTCCCTTTGTTTATGATTATAATATACAGCATTATCAAAGGAGTGTCAATAGAAAAACATATACATTTTTATCTTTCACCGTTTTTATCCGTCCACCCAACAAAACGCTGCACCGGAATTTTGCACGTCCGGCTTCGAGCTTATTTTCGGGTTTATCTGTGTTCATGTTTTCAATCCTCATTTTTTGGTTTAATTGCAAAAATCCCGTGAGCTAGGTCGTTCTGTGTATGCAAATTTGACATTCCCTTTATCACGCAATATCATAAAGAAAAGACAGTTATTGACGAAAAACAGTAACCAGAGTATTGATATCTTCGCTATGATAATTACACATTCCAGAGAAAAGCTAATAAATGCAGTTCTGTATTTTTCACAAAAAACAAAATTTTGTGGAAAAACGAAGCTCATGAAATTATTATATTTTCTGGATTTTATGCACTTCAAAAATACTGGTAAATCAGTCACAGATTTAAACTATTTTGCATGGGAACAAGGCCCTGTCCCCAAAATATTTTTTGAAGAGATCAGTGATTCTCCCCAAAAAGACTTAAAATCTTTAGTTACCGTCAAAGACACTGGTGATTTCCAACATATCGCCCCCAAAAAAGGGAAAAAACCTGACTTAGACTTTTTCTCTCCTAGAGAATTAAAATTATTAAAAGACATTTCATTAATTTTTCGAGATGTTCAAGCAAAAGAAATATCTGACATTTCCCATTTACCAAATGAACCTTGGAACACAACCAAGGCAACCAAAGGAATGTTGGCATTAATTGATTATGCTTTAGCTATAGACAGTAAATCTGCTAAAAAATTACCTGTCGATATTGCAAAACAGCGTCATCGCGAACGTCAAGAAATGTTGCACAATTTCGGAGTCGCATAAAGTGTTTGCTCGTGGCTCGATTTTTGTTGCCGAAAACTTCATTTTTTCCGATGGCACAAAAGGTAAAAAACTTCTCGTTCTCTTAAACAATCCTGCCTCTAATGATCCATATCTGCTGGTAAAAACTACATCCCAAAAACATTCAAAACCTGATAATCCAGGTTGTATTGAAAACTATCATCAAGTTTATTTTGTCCGATCAAACAGCCCTTTCTTCAAAAAGGACACATGGATACAGCTCGACGATTGTTTCCCGTTCAGTCAAAAGACTATCGACAAGAAGCTAAAACATATTGGGGTCTTACCAGATAAAACGGCAAAACTTATAATCAGTTGTTTTCTCAAAATAAACGAACAGGATCTTTCTCCTAAAGTACATAGCTATATTGTTCCAAAAATTACACAAGGCATAAGCGCATTAGCCAATAAATTCAATAAGCGTTAATAATCACAGAACAAATCACTTAACTCTGACCCCAAGCACAGCGGTTTTTCAAATGACTTTGGTAAGTTATTCAAGCTCGTCACTCCGTATCAAGTTGGTCGGTAAAATGCTTGGGGCAGGTTAGTTCAGCCGTTACATCTACAATTTTAGTTGGTTTGCTGTTTTCAGCCGTCATAATTTACTCCTTGGTATTTGCTCATGTTTTTATCCGATTGATTTATGTAAACTTTTCACAAAAGAACTTGGGTTTGGTAGGCTCTTGCTATCAAGGTGTTTGTTCCTATCACTAACCCTCTCCATGTCTATTCTGCCATCCAGATATATAGGTGTGTTTAAGTGGATAGCTCTTTCCATACTGATACTACCATTTATCATTAAATTGATATTAGCGGAACATATTGCGCCAAATTCTCCAGTTTGCTTATGTCGCGTGTCTTCTATCTTTGGTGTTTTTTTAGCTTTCTCTATATTCCTGCGATTTATTATTTCTTGTGCCTCTTGCTTATAGAAAAGAACATTTGCTATTTTTGGGAAATACTCACTCTTTCTGCGAAGAATCATACATATTTCATAAAACAACTCACTGGATATTTTTTCTTCCCTCAAGTCTTCGTGGTACTCCTTCGCCAACATCACCATTTCCGCTTCCGTTGGTGCCCTGTCTTTAAATCTTATGCTCCAGCTCTTCATTGCGGCGATAATCTGGTTTATATCCGGTGTCCCCTGCTTCGAGGAGTTCCCTTGCAAATCGTTCTCTTGTTTCATCATGAACCTCTTTTTTATTTCTTGGCTGCATAATCCCATTTTTTGCTGGCATCCAATCAACATTAAAACTCTGCCAGCCTCTTGAACACATTTGATCAACACATTCTTTTAATGAGAAACCTTGTTTAGTCGCCTTTTCAAGCTGGTTAATAATTCCGTTAAAGGCTCGTTCTGTTTCAGGTGGTTTTTTTATGTGCTTTTTTCTGTGAAGGATTATATCTGACCAATCTTTTTCTTCTATCCATTCTGGCCTTATTGAATGAGGATTAAAAACAATGTCTTTAGTTTTTTTACCATTCTTAACATTCTTAACATTCTTAACATTCTTGTCTGGTGTCGCTTGCGTTTCACTGTCGTTTCGCTGTCGTTTCAGTTGCGTTTCAGTTGCGTTTCGCCTTGGGTCATATTGACTGTATTTAAGGACAGTTATCCGTGTCGTTTTTTGTTCACTGGTGTGTCGGATTTGGTCCATGTTTTCTAATAACTTGAAAAACCTACGAACACGCGACTTATTCCAATTCCACCTTTTAGACCATGTTTCAAGAGATTTTAAACTCTCTCCATAGTTGCATATAAGACATGTCATACCAAGCAACACCTCTTGCGGTTTTTCGCTGTGTTGCACTTCCCATAAAATATCTATCCACGCCTCAGCTTTTGAAAACTCTCTCTCTTCTTTCCAAAAAGGATGGTCAGAAAGTTTTCTCCATAGCGCTAGATATCCTCTATGCATTACTATGCTCCTTAATATCCTCTGCTCTCTCTGCCCGTAACTGTTTAGCAATAGAGTATATAGTTGTATTGCTCAACCCAAGATCCATTGCGCAATCTTTAGGCCGACCTCCTGGGTTTATTTTTAACCAATCACGAACCCTTTCTACGTTTTTTATACGTCTATTTATTTGGTAAGCAGTTAAAGCTTTTCCCCTTCCGTCTGCAAAGATCATTGTTTACCTCTTATTTTTAAGATTTTATACTACGATAAATACACAATACAATATGGTTTTAAAAATAGCAATATATTTTTATGCATTAAATTATTTAAAGTTGGTTGTTTTATCCTTGCTTTATATTTTTAACACTGTATATTGATAGGTATAGAAGCAAAAGAAACAATTGATTTCATACTGGCTGACGGGTTCAGATTTGATAAAACTTTTAAAGGGGAAAAGATGAAACTAACACTACAAAAATTGGTACTGCGAAACTTCAAAGGAATTAAGGATTTCACCCTTGATACTTACAACAAAGACGTAAAAATCTTTGGTGATAATGCAACTGGAAAGACGACCTTAATGGACGCTGTTTCTTGGCTACTGTTCGATAAAGACAGCCTTAACCAGAAGCAATTTGAGATCAAGACTTTGAAGGATGGTGTGGCGATTCCGAAACTTGAACATGAAGTGGAGGCAGTTTTCATACTGGATGATTCACCAATTAAACTTAAAAAGATTTACAAGGAAAAGTACACCAAGAAGCGCGGTCAGGCTGTTGCGGAGTTTACTGGCCACACTACCAACTATTTTATTGACGATGTACCTGCAAGCAAGGGAGACTTTACAAGTAAGGTGGTTTCGTTATCATGTACTGAGGATGTTTTCCGACTGCTCACCAGCCCGACACATTTCTCGCAGAATTTAACCTGGCAGAAACAACGGGAGTTACTGCTTGAGGTTTGCGGAGGAATTACGGATCAAGACGTTATTGACTCGGACGATAGTTTATCCGGTCTTCCTGCAATTCTTGACGGCAAAACATGCGACGATAGAAAAGCGATAATTGGCGCAACAAGAAAGAAGATAAACGACGAGATTAAAAGTATTCCTGCACGTATCGACGAGCTGTCGAGGAATGAAGTTGAGCATGTAAATGTCACAGAAATAAATGAGAAGATTTCTGAATTACGAAAACAAGTAGCGGGCAAAGACCAAGAAATATTTTCAATTAAAAACGGCGATGAGATAGGTAAAAAGAGAAACGAAATTGCCTCGCTCGATAATCAAATTGAAAAGATTAAAAGCGAGCTTGGTAATACAAACAATTCTGCTATTTACGAAAAGAAAAAAGTATTGAGCGGAATTAAAGACAGGATTGCAGAGTTTAACCGAGAAATTCAAAACAAGAAAAACAGTATTGCCGGGCATGAAAATATCCTGAAAAAAGGCGAAGCCGAGTTAGAGCGATTACGGGGCGAGTTCAAGCAGATTGTAGGGAAAGAATTTACGGCTGAAAGTTGCCCAACGTGCGGCAAGGCGATGACTGCAACAGAAGAAGAGGCGGCTTTAAAAAAGTTTAACCTCAATAAGTCAAATCTTATCGAGGCGAACAAGTCCGCAGGCAAGGAACAGGCTTTCAAAAACAAGAACTATGAAACCGTTATTTCAGCGGAGAAAAAAGAAGTTGCTGAGCTTGGCGAAAATATAAAGTTTCAGGAGAAAGGAAAGCGTGACATTGAGAATGAAATAAAAGTATTGGAAAACGCTGTTACTCTGCTTGCTGATAATAAAGAATATCAAGTAGCTTTATCTAAACAATGTGAGCTTACAAAGGATGTTAAATCACTCGAAAACGGAAACACCGAGCTAATAGAATCCATCAAGGAAAAACGGTCAGAATTACGAGCCGAGGCAACCAGTTATGAGGAACAAATATCAACGGCAAAGCAGGCAGAGCAAAACAAAAAGCGCATCGAAGAATTGAACGCCCAAGAAAAAGCGTTGGCCCACGAATACGAAATACTCGAAGGTCATTTGTTTTTGATTGAGCAGTTTATAAAGGTAAAGGTTTCGATGCTCGAAGAGCGGATAAATAATAAGTTTGCATTTGTTTCTTTTCGATTGTTTAAAGATCAAATTAACGATGGCGTGAGGGAAGTTTGCGAAGTGACGGTTGACGGTGTGCCTTACTGGTCGCTGAATAACGCAGCACGGATTCAAGCAGGTCTTGATATTATCAATACGATGAGCAATCACTATAAGTTTTCACCGAATATTTTTATTGATAACAGGGAAAGCGTAACCAGCATTCCTGAAGTTGGGGCGCAGGTTATTAGCTTGATTGTTTCTGAGCAGGATAAAACTTTGCGTGTCGAATAATCTAGACATTAAATCATAACGTGGTATTATAAATTAACAACATAATACCATATTATCGTATAAAATAAAAGGAGACAAAAATGGCACAAGGAAATGAAGTAGCAAAAAAACAAGCAACACCAGTAGACAAATTAAAACAGGTTCTGGCGAGCGATAGCATACAGCAACAGTTCAAGAATGCCTTGGCTGATAACGCTAATCTGTTCACTGCATCACTGGTTGACCTTTACGCAGGTGACAGCTATCTCCAAAAGTGTGAACCTGCCTTGGTGGTACTGGAAGCATTAAAAGCGGCAACGTTGAAATTGCCTATAAGTAAGTCTCTTGGTTTTGCCTATATTATCGCATACGGCGGAAAGCCTCAATTTATCCTTGGATATAAAGGCTTGGTGCAACTAGCAATGAGAAGCGGAGTATATAGGTGCATCAATGCCGGGACTGTTTACGAAGGCGAACTGAGATCATCAAGTAAGCTGACGGGAGAAATTGACCTGACAGGCACGAAAACAAGCGAAAACCCTATCGGATACTTTGCATACATTGAAACGATAAACGGCTTCAAAAAAACCATGTATTGCAATATTGACGATATGCGGGAGCATGGCAAAAAGTATAGTAAGTCATACAACCAACATTCATCACCTTGGAAAAAAGAGTTTGACGGAATGGCTGAAAAAACCATGCTGAGAATGCTGCTCGGTAAATATGGACAAATGTCTATTGATATGGCTGACGGTATGGCTGACGGTATGGCGCAAGAGGCGGATCCTGATTATGTCGGAGATGGTGGATACTCTGATAATGGAAACAAGGATTTTATCGACGTTGATACTGACACTGGCGAAGTTAAACAGGTTGACGATACCGAAGCATCAACAGAAGCAGACTTGAAAAAAGAAATGGATCCTGGTTACTAATGTTTAAAATAAAATCAATAGCGAGCAGTTCAGAAGGTAATTGCTATTTGGTTTCAAGCGGAGAGACATCTATACTTATTGAGTTTGGGTTGTCTTTCCGTAAGATCAAACAGGCATTGAATTTTGATACGTCTTCCGTCGTGGGGTGTCTCGTAACCCACGACCATCTTTGACCATGCAAAAGGTGCAAAGGATGCAATAAAAGCAGGAATGGACATATATGCAACCAAAGGCACGTTTTTAGCACTACAATTAAGCGGGCATAGGTGTAAACGCATCCGTGCTGGTAACCAGTTCAAGTTGGGCGATTTCGACATAATGCCATTTAAAACGGTACACGATGCGGCTGAGCCTGTTGGCTTTTTAATTGCCAACAGTAAGGGCGAAAAGCTTTTGTTTTTAACCGATACTGCATACTGTGAATATAAGTTTAAGGGACTAACTCAAATAATGATAGAGTGTAATTTTTCAAACGATATTCTAAATGATCAGGATATGCCGACAGGACAAAAACAGAGATTGCTTGATTCTCATATGAGCCTTGAGCGTGTACTGGATTTCTTCGAAGAGAACGATATTGGCAAGCTGGAAGAGGTGCATTTGATACATTTGTCTGATGGCAATAGTGACGAAAAGTTGTTTAAGCGAAAGGTGCAGGAAGTTGTGGGAGTGCCTGTTTACGTTTGTGGAGCTTGATATGGCAGGTGAGAAAATGATAAAAGGCTGTCACGCATACGGGCGGCACGACCTATGCCCTGAGTCTTGGTGCAAGCGATCACAGGGCGATTGGTGTTCAGAATATAAATGCTTGCACTACGATGGGCGGGAAAAAAGTATATTTCAGATTGAGAAGGAGAAGGGCGATGAAACAAATGAAACAAATACTCCCAACAGAGAGCCAAGAACAGATTGAATTTATACAATGGGCAGACATGTTCTTCAATGGCAACGATGAGTTCGTTTTTGCAATCCCTAACGGTGGTCTGCGTAATGTTGTAGTTGCGAAAAAGATGAAGGCAGAAGGTGTCAAGGCTGGCGTTCCAGATTTATTTTTCACCCTCGCCCGTGGTGGGTATCACGGTCTTTTTATCGAAATGAAAAGGATCAAAGGCGGCTCGACCAGCAAAGACCAAAAAGATAAAATTGAGCGGTTACGGAACTGCGGCTATAAAGTTGATATTTGTAAGGGCTTCGACGAGGCCAAGAAGTCAATTCTTGAATATGTACAAATGCGAGGTGTGTAAATGTGTGATATAGGCAGTAGCGAGAGGCCATCAATCTTTAATGAGACGTATCCAGTAGCCAGAAAAAACCATGTCTGCTGCGAGTGTAGCAGTGTCACTGAAAAAGATAACTTTCAGACTTTCAAAACATGCTCTTTCTGTGCTGATGTAAGAGAAGAGGCTCGTACAGAGTTTGCGCTTGACGGTAATGAGGGGTTTCCTTTTGAGCAGCTTTGGGAATGGTGTGCTGGCGGATCGTGGCGGGGTGGCTCTTTTCTTGTTTATCTACCACCTGGCCGGGGGGCCGGATCGGGTATCTATATGGGTGAAGTAGGTGTATTTACCTATACCGTATTTGTCGGGGTAGATGCGGCAGAGGTATTCGTGAACTTGTGCCGGGGTGTAGGTACGTATGTTTATATCCCCTGCCCGGCCGAGCAGGTGCATTGATTTGGGGCTGCCGTTTACCCTGGCGTTGTGGTGGCTGCAGCGGCAGCCGCTGGTGATATCTACCGGGGCGTTCAGGTCTTCTCTGGCCTTGAGTAGCACCTGGAGCAGCTCGGCATCCACGGTGTCGAAGCCACAGCCACAGCGGCAGGCGAATTCGTGTCGGAAAAACAGGGGTTCGCTGTATAGACTCATGGTTTATTGGTTTATTTGAGTTCCCCAGCTATCAAACCTTGCATCAATCCGCTTGTTTATTAAATCTTCAAACGTTTCTTGCCTTTCAAGCATGTTTGAAATTGATGTATTCAGTCTTGACAGCTGTTTTAGTTGAAATTTTTGTGCCTGTATGTTTTTGCCTTGTGTAACGGCTATATCACGTACAAGGGAACGTATTTCAGACACAGATACAGATCCTTCCTGCCTCTGTAGGGTAATCTCTTGGCGCAGCTCGGTTTTGACCATGCTGGTGTAGAGAAAACTAGCCGCGATAATCATGCCGATTAATCCAGTCGTGCCTAATATAAGGTTAAGACGAGTCAAAATTCCTGGAATCTTATCCACCAGAGCTTTCATGCCCTCTCTTCTCTCTACCTCTACATCATGCAAGGCGCATACTCCTGTCTCTTCCATTTGGCACCCGTTCACATCACATTTCGCTTCTTGAACTTTTCGAATATCTTCTTTTTCATACTTCGATGTCATGGCACCCTCCACTTAACTTTAAGCCACTGAATACCAGTGGCGTTGTAGAAAGTCCCTACACTAGTCAAGCTCAGGCTTTGCTGGTCTCTCTGCTTTCTTCTCAAAAGCCCCATTATCATTGAAAAACCTGACTATTGTTGCAACCAGTGTTTCGATTATGTCCCACATCTTCATAAGATCGGGATACAACTTTTCTACAATACCGCGAAACAAGGCAAGTTTTTCAGCTCCCTTGTGTTTTTCGGGGAGAACTTCTTCAATTTTCATAATGATATCCATGAAGACAGGTACCAATTTCAACAGCGTGAATGCGTATTTCATTGCTTTTTTACTCCTATTTTAGTTGAGGTTGCATAGGTAAGGTACAGGTTCACAAGCACCAGGGCTGTGCCGATCATCTCGGCGGCATATTCGGCCACACCATCAGGTAGCGGCACATCGGGGTACCACCAGTGCAGAGCCGTTATAATGCCCGCCACCACAGCCCCGGTCAGGTTTGTGAGTACTTGCCCCTTTTTCCAATTTTCCGGGTTTTTCAATTCCTGCCCGGCCTGTACTGCTTTGATAATCGTGACTATCTTTGACATAGCCTCCTCCATATCGATTTGATAATATCCCTCAGCCGTTGCAACGGCATCGTGACCGAGAATTTTATTACCTTGTCTTTTTTGGGCGCAGGGCCGTGGTGGGGCCTCAGTCGCATTTGTCTTCCAAAATTTTACATGGTAAATAGACGGCGAAAAACACAAAGAGGCAAACCGCCAGAAAGGCACACCATCCAACAAATTCTTGTAGATATTTCCATGCTTTGCTCATTAATCAATCCTCTTCGTTGACGACGGAATAGTCATCGTTGTTGGCCTGCATCAGCTTCAATTCTCACACCTCAATCTCGTAATAGCTTAAGTCCGGGGCTTCGCCTATGATGCGCCCGTCCTGGATGAAGGCCTTGTCGCCCACAGCTACGCTGTCGCCGCTGACGATTACCACGCCGCCTTGGTAGGTGGTGCATTTGCTTGTACCGGCCGCGTTGATCGACTGTACAGTGACCACCTCTATAGTTGATTCTGCCAGTAATGTTTTGAATTTACGCCAAATGTTTGCCACGGTATCGCTGCACCTCAACAATTTGCCGGACCTTAAGCCCGTTTTGTCGTTTTGCCGTAACTTTAACGCCGGTTACCATGGCATTAAATGATTCCCTCTCTCGGTTGATCTGCAACAAGGTCCCGGGCAGCAAAAGCCCGGGCTGTTCCGGCTCTGTTTTGAGTGGTAAAGTGATTGTGTAAGTCTGCCAGCTTCCGGAAGCGGCAATCTCGTATATACCACGCTGAGTTGCTGCCTCGGTTGTGACAATAAGCGGGTTGGTTATCATTGGTGCCATTTCGGTGCCACCGCTGCCCGTTCGCATCACTTTGACCAGCACACCTGTATTAGTGCCACTTACAACCACGCCGTTGTAATTTCCGCCGGGCAGCCAATCCCGCGACGACGTCATTATTACCGATTCGCTGATAATAAGCTCTGGGGTGGTGGTGTCCCATTCCCATGGCTTGATCGGATAACGTGGCAGTATTTTAAGCGTTTTGCTGTGCAGGTGGGCCTGTATACGTGCCCCCAGGGCCTCGGTTATCTGCTTTATTGCTTCCAGCG